TAAGTTTTCTGTCTTCAATGTATGAATTATTAAGATCAGTAATTTCAAGCTCATTTCGCTCAGACGGCTTAAGTGTACGTGTTCGCTGCAGTACAGTGTTATCATAAAAATACAACCCTGGAACAGCGTAGTTTGATTTTGGTATCTCAGGCTTTTCGTCTATACCATTAACTTGCACCTTACCACTGTACCGGTCACGCCGATCACAAAAATCAACAACACCGTAATCTTGAGGATTGGATACACGATAACCAAACACCCAATTAGTATTCATTTTACTGATATACATTAAGTCTTTATAGAAATCCTCACCATAAAAAATGTTATCCCCGAGCGCTAGCGCAGCCGGGTCTTCATCTGTTAGAAAGTTGTTAGCTTCCGCAACTAAAAATGCATCAGCAAGGCCTCGAGGCTTATCTTGCACGGCATACTTAACGCTTAGACCTAAATGCTCACCCGTACCAAACAAGTTATTAAAATTGTTAATTTGATCCGGAGTAGATATAATTAGTATATCACTAATAGCTGCGGACATAAGTGTCGCTAGCGGATAATAAACCATCGGCTTGTCATATACTGGCAACAATTGCTTATTGACTACATTTGTCATAGGGCTCAATCTAGAGCCACGACCACCTGCTAAAATAATTCCTTTTCTATATCCTGCCATTACTTGTTCTTTCGTTTAGTCTTAATATGCAATGTTTTAACGAATCTGCTACATTGGGCATATCGAATCTACCTTTTGTTTTTAATTTGCCTCCGCTTAAAGTGCAGTTTGACCTAACTGCCTTGAGATCTAATTCCTCAATAGGTACAACCTTCCAATTCCTGTTCCTCATACCTCCTTCTCTGAGAAAATCAATTACCTGTGCACCAGTAAGTATACCATTATTGACTATATTGTATATCCCTTGTGGTAAAGTATTGCGATGTACACAGAAATGCTCAACAGCTTTACATAGATCATATACACAAGTAAAACTATTAGGAAAACTAACAATATTATCATAGTGTAGGTACTTGTTTAGAATATTCTTTCGATGACCAGTACCACAAAATGGCATTCGCACTCTAAAGATAAATCCTTCTATATCTTCTAGTGCCAATTCACCAGCATGCTTAGACTTACTATAAAAGCTGCTGTGGTCGGTATACAAGCCGAGGTTAGGTATATCGTCTTCAGTAAAAAAATGATCTCCCTCATATATACAGCCACTTGAGACATGTATCACAGGAATCTTAAATAGATTTAGAGTTTCAGCAGTTTTAACCGGCGCAGTGACATTATACTCCCAGCATTTCCACTTTTCATCTTCACATCCATCTACGTTTGGATACCCCGTGTAGCCAGAACAATTGACTGCAACGTCAAACCGCTTATTATGAAGATAACTCTTGAAATCTATAGAATCATAATCTACTTTAGTATAGGTATAGTCAACCTGCTTTTGGGTTATCTGCTCTACATCACATATGTGTGACAAGTAATTAAACAAGTGATTACCAATATAACCTCCGCCAAGAATAAGAACGTTCATATAATTATATTATCTACAACTACATATCAGATCCACCAGGAAAATTTCCATGCATGCCACCTTCAACAATATATCTCTGTAGATTAGTGCTTAAAGCATCTAAATCTTGCGGAGTTGGGGCATATGTAACATTAACAGGTCTACCATCTAACGTATAACCTATTAGGATATAAGATGACAAATACTCTTGAAGCTTGTGACTCATAAACCGGATATTATTTTTCGATTTTATCGTCTCCGGGTCGGCCTCGTACGTCATTAATACAGCAGACAATGATTCTATTGTTAACGGGAAAGACTGTGTCAAGTCATCACCCTTCAACGGTTCCTCTTTCTTCGAAGCAGACTTTTTCGGTGTAACCTTTTTTGATGTAGTCTTTTTCTTCGAAGATCGTTTAGCGCGCTTTGGCGGTGTCTTTTTATTTCTCTCGTTGTCTTCCATCACAATTATTTAGGTATTCTTGTGTAATATTAAATTCTAGAAAATGTTTTATAATTACTTCCATAGAATCAGTATTAATATAAAAACCTTTAGGAAACTTTTGACCCTGATCATCAATCTCAAATAATCCACGCCAAGGCCATTCGCCATTGTCACAGCAAGTAATAAAAATAGAATCAGTCTTGGGGTTTACAGCAACCGTCCAGCTACGAATATCACCTTTACTATAATTATTATATACCCTGACAACATTAAACCCGCTATCTCTCATTCGCTTTATAAAATACCCTTGAGTGGTTACTTTATTCTTTGTCATTACTTTCGCCATTATTTAACTAATCCAGATATGATATACATCATATTCACGTCACCAATATTAATATTAAACGTCATAACATTCAACTCTAAATTCACACGGACACTAATTTTATCACATCTCAACCCAGCAAGAGTCCTAATAGTATCAAAACTTAATGGTAACGGATCCTCAATAGGTTGACCAGTATATTTGTTACAAAGTTTAATGCAAATATTGTCAACATTATGAGACTGTTTATCATTAATCTCTGCATATACACTATCACCTTGTGTAAACAAGTATAACTTATTAATGTTGATTGTAAATGCACCACTCTTCAACAAATTGATTATTGAGATATACGGTACATCAAAATTTGTATCGTATTTAATATTTTTAATCTTGTCAATGCTAACTGATGGTGACGATAAGATCCCATCATCAAGTAAGTGATAGGTAAACCTCAAATCGCTAGAAGTGTATTTAATTTTCGATTCATCAATATCTAAATCAATACTGTCCTTCTCAATGCATGATATTATTTGAATTATTCTTTTCAGATCAGGTATATTGAGGCGTACATCTACATCTCCAAAATCACCTTTATACATTCCATATAAGATAACGGTGTTATCGGCAGCTGCCAGCAGAGCTGTTGCTCCTGATTTATGTATTCTAATGACACAAGAATCATCAATTTTACTTAAAGGTGATAAGAAATTGCCTATAAAGCTAGGCTTATTTTTTAGCGTTATTATCATCAAATTTTAGTGTAACTTGTTTAACTTTGTCTCTTAAACCTCTATCTATAAAATTGGTAAATTTCTTGTCTAATATAGCTATATTATCTACTCTAGATAGGAGAGTGTCAAGCTTTTTCTCTATACGGTCCAGTTGATCATTTGAACCAACCGATATCGGTTGAGATTGTAGCTCTGGTAACGATAGCTTGGGTGGCTCACTAGACAATTCGACAGGTAATTCACCAGACGGTACCATTTGTTGAACTGTCGATTCATCCGGAGGTATATATGAATTTTCCGGTGGCGCCACCGGGGCAGTCTGCCCCGGTGCACCGGTAATATGGTTCTTAAGTATACCGTGAGGGTTCCATTGAGCAGCTGACTGCTGAAGGTTCGCCGATGAACTTACAATTTGCTCATCCACCTTCTTTAATTCAGCATTTGTAGTACCTACCAATGCCGCAATTAATTCGATATCCTCTTGCGAAGAAGCCATATTAGTCACCTAACCCGTCAAGTAGTTCCTTTACTTTATCATCATCTAATGGATCTACATCATCCGATTTAGTACTAGTAGTACCACCATCCGATTTAGTACTACTAGTACCATCATCGCTAGTAGTGCTCCCTTCTTCCGGATTCCACACGTCATCAGTAGAGTCCTTACAATAAAAGTGCTCGTTAAGAACCTGTTTAAGGTCATCATAATCTTTGGCGGGAAATACACTCTCAAGATCAGTAATACCGTCATATACTTCTGTTACCCCATCATCCGTCATACCTTTAATTTTCGAAGCTCCAGCAAATCTCGAAGAAACGTAAGTAGGGAAATCACCTTGGCGCTCAACCTTGATTTTCAGATTACACCCATTCTCCGACAGGTCAAATACCTTTGCACCAAACTCATCAGAATCTTCCCCCTCAACGGCGGCCAGAATAATCTTGTGAAGCTGTCGACCATACCGCAACAACTTAACTTGACCATTATTATCAGGATTAGTCGGATCATTTACCACATAAACATTTGCTAGCCAGTTCTCACGACGAAGAATCTTACCAGCCCTCTCCTGCTCTTCAGGTGTACCATGCTTTGACAAAGAGAACTTTACTTCTGCAATCGGATCTCTCTTGCCCCACGTCTGCGGGCTTACATTACTAATGAAATTGCCCGTAGAAAAGCTCTCCCAAGAATGTGTAATATATCTATAGAACGTCTTTTCAGGGTTATTGATATCCGGTACAAACCGAACAGTGTAGACGTTTCCAACCTGAAGTTTTAGAATGTCTCTGTATTTGCTGTTTCCTGATTGATCACTACTCTTAGAAAGAGTTGTACGAATCTTATCGAACATTGAACTTGTATATGTGTTACTCATAATTCTTCTTTATTATATTTTATCTTTTGCTTTTATCAATAGCTGTTTTATACTTTGTATCCCGTTATGGGCAATAATTTTTGCTTTGTTAGAATTATAGATGTTTGACTTACATATGGCAAGCCTATTTGTGAAGTTTTTTCCTAGGGTGAAATCTAATCGTGATTCTGAATATTCAGATACTATTTGCTCAGTTCCTGGTATGAAAAACAGTATATACATCGAGATATGGCGCTCTCTCAAATGCATAATAAACGTATGAACTCCACCAGACATATGGGACGTATACTCTTCAACGCAAAGCCCATTATCTCGACAGAATCTAAAAATATACAATAGCGAGTCTTTGATAAAATTCAAATGATATCCCGTATCAGGATCTTCTGTTGACTGTTTATGTGTATAGATACCATATAACCGGATAGCTTTTTGAGAAGTATAAAATTTCAAATCATAATGATCTGGTTCATCAGGATATACATCATACGGAGCAGAAAAAAAGTCGTCTATTTTAATGTGAGGGAATTTAATAAAAAAGAAGCTGAGCTTTTTAACAAATGGGTAATCGTTACTGCTTTCGAAATTATTAAAGTTTTTGCGGTATTTGAATGGTAGATTTCTTCTGGTTCTTGTTATCCGTAAAAATGCATTGTATATATACTTCTCTTGATCAGTCATGTACACTTCTTTTTTGCCTTATAAGCTTTATTTTGCATATTGAGATATTTTTTAATGTATTTACTTTTATGGAGTGCGCTATCGTATTCTAAAAAATGCTTCAGCGCTCCATAATCATTATCCATATCACAAGTGAGCTTGTATAATTTCATTATACTCTGATCTTTAAGTAAAAGCAAGAAAATATTTGCAAGATTTAACTTCTTATTGTTAATAACACATATTAGTGAGCAGAAGCAAGTAAAATTAACTTTATATTCCTCATCGCAAATTCTTGCGCTAGGATCTGACTTTATGTCATCAGCATCAAACGTTCTCATTCAGTATTAATAGGCTTGAACATTTTAGAGAAAATCATAAACTGATCAGTAATTTTTCCTCCAGATGCATAATGATGACCACCACCGCTAAGTAGTTTTACTGCCAGCTGTGATAAATCAACATCTACGCCTTTCTCCTTTCTTAAACTAACTCTCTGTGTGTTGAGATTTACAACCACACCAACATCTGCTCTGACAACTTTAAGTATATGATCTGCTATATCGTTAATATACGAATCTGCAAACGCTGATACAAACTTGTACCGCTTACCACTAATTGGAATCTCTGCAGAGAACATTTCCAAATCAGAAATATATTTAGCAACTTTCTTTTTATGAAATTTAATTATGTCAGTTTGTTTTTTTGTAAATCCATTAAATCCACTGTTGAACTCTGAGACAAATTTCCTTACACGGTCTCCTTGGTAATTCCAAAACAACAAATTTAAGTCATATGACTCCTTTAATTGTAAAGTATAACTATCGTAGTCATCCACAAGCAGCACCAAGTATTTATACGCTGCAGTGATTTCGGTTTTAGACTTTTTATATAAAAGGTTATATATTAACCGTGAACAGCTTGTTCCCTCCTTTATGAAAAGCTTGGCCTTGTGGTATCTGTCTTTATTTGAAACATGTGTTAAGTGGTGGTCTATAACAACTACATTTTCGCGATCCACTAAGTCTATGCAATTCGAAACATCCAAATCCAATATATAGATGTGATCGTATGTTGTGATATCAACACGTTGCATCCACTTTTCAAAAACATTACGAAAATCCCCAACCCTAGCAGGAATGACCGGAATATTATATCCCTTAAACCACGAAAATAGCAAATAAGACATCGCACCGTCTAAATCGATATCTGTAAATATGATAATCTTCTTTTTTCGATTCACGTGCCAGTATTTAGATGTTACCGGATTATAAACAACTATTCATCATCCTGTAACATACCGAAAGCTAAATCAACTGCGGCTGCATCTTCTGTGTTTGTAATATTTTGAGTTTGTGATAATGTCAAAGTTGTATAGTCGATAGCCATATTACATGATCCGAAATTCTGACCATATCTATTCTTAACCATTCCCATCCTGATAATTCCCAGATCTACATCGCCTTCGTCCTGCCATATACTCATAATACAATCTGCGGTTGCAGCTAGACCGATACTCTCACTAATACTTTCCACACCGGGATTTTGTTCATTCAAACCAGATCGATTTACTTGGGTAGCTGTTATAAATGGACAATTATATGTATACGATAAAGCTCTAACTTGCTCAGAGGCGTGCTTTACCCTTTCATATGAGTTGTTTCCTATAGGGCAATGTAATAGGTTGATATAATCCAACACAACAGCGTCTGGCTCAATACCTTGATGTTTTAGTTTTTGAATATACGCACTCAACTGACTAACCGTTATAGCATTTGGTGGAAATTCTTTAATAATTAATTTTGTATCTGGCTTTTCTTGTTTGTACTTGACAATCTTCCGCTTTACTATATCAGCACTAGCTGTTAACTCTCCTATAGGGATTTGACTTATATTCGTCGAAACACGCTTTGCATATTGCATTTCAGACATCTCTAGTGATATTAACACCACTGTCTTACCTTGAGCAGCAATATTACAGGCAATATTCCCTAAAAATATAGACTTACCTATATTTGTTGCACCTGCAAATAGATATAACGACTTACCGTACTCTAAAAAGCCACCTCCTAACTTTCTATCCAACCATTCCCACGTACTAGGTATATACTTTTCCTCCTTCTTTAGATCATCAATATGAATGTCTAATTGTGGAAAGAAATCTAGTCCAAGACCTCCGGAAACATTAATACCGCACGCTTTTTCGAACTTACTCAAAATTTCAGGCGTATCTATACTACCCTTTTCATACTCACTAGCAACATCTAGCATAGTAGTATAAACAGCTTTCTCCTTTAGAAACCTTTCTGTATTTTCATACAGCTCGTCTTTATTAAATTTTGCATCTATGTCATGGAATTTACTAACCACCGTCTTGAACGTATCTCTGAGCTCATCATTGTCAAGGCAAGCTTTAATTTCAGTTATAGTAGGAGACTGACCCCTCTCAATAAAGAAATCTGTTACAATCTTGACAATTGTCTGTATATTACTATCTGTAAAAAATCTCGGCTCGATAATATCTACTAATGAACCGAGATACTGGTCATCAGTTAACAGATTATATACAACAATAATCTCAAAAAAGTTGGTATCTAATTTCTTCCTTCCCATTTGTCTAAAAAGTATTTCTCCGCTGTTAAAAATTCTTGTGTTTGTCGCTCAAGTCCTGGACTGTTATGTACCACCCATATGGGCCATGTCGCTAACTTTAACTTACAATTATTTGCAGTTAAGCAGAAATCCATATCGTAATGATGAGCAATGGCTGGTATATTCTCGTCAAATCTAATTTGATCTGTTAACTTATCGACCTTAATCGCAAGAAATACACCGTCTAAGACTAAACATCTAGTCGGGGCTGGTCCAAAGTTGGTTACAAATATTTGATTTAGATTCTTAGGATGCGCTACAGCCCCGGACCAGCTATTCTGATCAGACATTAGATGCCAAAGTGCTGGTTTCTTTAGACTGATATTTTGAGCTCCTGCCACGCCTAATATATCATATCCTTCCTCAAACCCTTTTGATATTTTTTTAACAAGAAATTTATCCTCTATGCTCAAATCATCATGACACAATATTAAACATTCATATTCATTGCTAATAGCAAATTCGATAAGCTTATTATATGCTTTACATATACTATCTGTGTTGTTTATGCGGATAATTACATCATATTCATCACTCTCATAAGAAATGATATTCTCCTCATCAGACACATCAAACTGTGTGGTGTCTATCATCGACTTAAACAAAGGAGTGTTTACAATCCCTTGACTGTCATGCTTCGTACAACTACCTATCAAAAGTTTCATTTATAGAATAAAAAACGGAGAATGTGAATCGAAATGACCGACCTTTTCGATCTTTGATTTTCGAATCGGATCTGCGTCGTAAAACATTCTGTAAATAGCGTGGTCATCTGCTGATCTCCACTGCTTGCTGGGTGATGGCCGGGCGGATGAAAAGTCGCCGTTGTCATTAATGAATAGCGTACTACCACATCTAACCAAATATACATGACCTGTACAAGTATTATGTAACCAACAGCTAAAAGTACCTTCTAACTTCTCACATACAGCTTTAATGGCGCGTTGCTCTAATTCGAACTTCCATATATCTATATCCCAAATCTTTTGATACTCATCCCATATCATTTTAGGAATTACAGCACTATCAACAGGACTATCAACCTTGTATTCTTCTGCTAATACTTTACTGTTTGAAAGGACACCATTATGTGCGACGTGCCATGTGTGGTAAATGAATGGGTGACTTGTTTCAGGATCAAAATCTCTTTTTGCACTGGTAGGGCCTTGGGTATGTCCCATATAATACTGTCTACCGGGCACGTCTTCGAGCTGTAGACAGTCCCCTTCTGATTTCTGAACGTCAGACTCTTCTTCTCTGTGTATGTACATACCACCATAAGCAAAACTACCCCTATCTTTATTTAATTCATAGAGAGTCTTAAATCGCTCCGAATCCGTACTACCAAATATACCACACATATTATTTTCTTGCTGTAAATATGAACACATCCATCCATGCTGGTTCCTTTTCATCAACCGGTTGGATTGACCTTC